CGGCAGGTGCCGCAAACAACGCACCCCAAGCCGCATCAGAGGGACGGACATCGCCCCGACGCATACGATTCAACTCACTGATTGAATATGGGCTAATAAACGATGACAACTGCTCGGCAGTTGCATCAGTGGCCCTAGAGAGACCAGCGACACCGCGCTGGTTCATCGAACGACCCAACGCTTCACGCGGATTACCAGTAGGCGACGACATGTTACCTGCCATCCCGAAACGGGACAGCAGATTGATAATCGGCTCCAAGTCCAAACTTTGGGGCCGTGCGGCCTGCCGACGCTTAGCCATTTCTAGTAGTCGCCACCCGAATTACGCATCACATAATCCTTGTACTGCTTCGTCATACGACCCTGCGAGTCATACACCTTGCCCTTATAGAGAGAGTCGGGGACATCGTAACGCGACATGTTCTTGGCAGCCTTTTTGACGGGCTTCTTGACACGCTTGGCTGCGCCTTTAGCGATTGGCTTTACGATGTCGTCCCAGCCCTGCGGGCGGGCGACGTTAGCAATAGCGGGCTTCTTCTTAGCGGCCATAATCAGGCCATCCTTTTCGGCATGCGCTTAGCAGCCGACTTGCGCGGCTTTACAGCCGACTTTTTTACCATTGGATTCGCTTTCACGGGCACACCAGCAACATTGCGGGCACTCGGCTTCGGCTTGCGCCTAGCAGGCTTCGGCATATTCGCATACGGGCCACGTACCTGCTTACGAGGCATATTCTCATCAGCAGGCTTCTGCTTGCTACCCATTCGGCCAGGACGCTGCGGCATAGGGTTTCTGCCCATTGCCTTCATCAGCAAGTCACGCAACGGGTTGTCGCTGCTGCTCATTCTAGCCATTATCAGTAACCCTTCTTCTTGGACGGCTTCTTCGAGCCGCCCTTCTTGGGCGGATAGTTAGAAACTGTGCGACCCTTGGGGGCTTTCGCATCAGCATGCGACGACAAAATGCGATACTTCTGTGGCATTATAATCTCCAATGGGTCAGTTAACGGCGGGGGCAAACGCCCCCGCCATCAACATATTTAATTACTTCTTGTAGATGCTAACCGTGTCAGCGGCGGTGAAAACACCGACGAACGAGGACGAAGTGGCAGCCTCAACAGCCGCATCTCCAACCAGCGTCACTCCGCTTGCACCAGCCGTCAGCGTGATGGCATGGGTGGCACCCGCCAGGTTCACGACCGTGAACTCAAACGACGTTCCAACCACTTCATCCGAAACAGCGGCACCCAACTGTGCACCCGTGGGGGTGGTCAGTGTGCGACCAGCAGTCGGGGTCATCGTATAAATGACAGGGCCACCAGCAAGCAGTGTCGCAGCCGACTGGGTGGTTGCTTCGTCATCGGCGGCAACAACCGTTGCCTTTTCGCGGGCAGCAGCCCAAGCCTGAACTCGTGTACGGGTAATCGCACCATCGGTGTCATTGGGAACCAAAGGCATTTTATTCTCCTAGTTTGTGTAGTTTTGTTTATTCCGAACAATTGGTGGCGGGGGCCGAAGCCCCCGCCACAACCTGTTAACCTTAGGCCGTCTTAGCCGTCAGTTTGCCCTGCTTCTTCGCGTTACGGCACGTAAGGTTTCCGTAGCAAAGAATCAGCGCGTACTTGGCATCCACGTCCTCGGGCGACACAAACGGGGTCTGTGCGAACCACTTGTTCGTGTGACCAACCAGCGTCAGGTACTTGCTGTTGAGGAAGTACATGACACCGCTCGTGCAGTGAACATCGTACACCACAGGGGCAGCCTTGTAGAGCAGGTTCTGGAAGCCAGCATCTGCCGTACGGGTGTCCGTGAAGCGGAGGTTGCTGACCAGCAGCGACTCGTACTTCTCAAACAGGGTCTGGGTCGTGAGAATCATGTCGGGGTGGTCGTTACCAACCGACACGGTGTTGTAGGCGGTTGCCATCTGGGCAAGCGTCAACGCACCACCAGTGTTCTCTTCGTATGAACGCCACCAGGTCTCGGTGCTGCGGTCAATTCCGCCGACCGTACCCGAAGCCTCAACGAGATTGCCAAGACCGTTCCAGTCCTTGCTGCTGTTGCCCGTGCCGTCACCAAAGAACATCTGGTTGAAGCCTTCACGCATCGACTCTTCAGCCTGCATAATCTTGGCTTCCAGCAGGTTGATGATTTCCTGCTCACCGTTGTTCTTCGCTTCCTCGATGCCCGAGATGGTGATGGAGGCAGCGTACTGCTTCCACTCGTACTCGGCAGCCGAGATTCCCTGCTGCGGGGTCAACGCCAGCGAGTCAAAGCCCGAGTACGATGCCACGGTGCTGTTGGTGCCGTAAATGAGCGGCTCAACAATCTTGGTGCCACCGTTGAGCATACGGATACGCCCACGGTCTTGGAGGAAATAGGTCAGCGGACGAGCCGTGAAAATGTTGTCCGTGAGTTGGTCACGGTAGTTGGCCAGCGTAGTGCTGAGCAACGCATCAAAGTTGGGGTTACCAGCCATGAGTTTTTGTACTCCTAAATGTTAGTTGTTTGGATGTAATCAGTTTGCGCCAAGTTGACGCTTAGCGGCAGCCCAAGCATCACGGATATTCGTAATCGGCTCAACAGTTTCAGTTGTCGTCGATGCTGCGGGATTAGACCCGCCGCTAACTACGGCAGCCTGACGCTTCGATTCAATAACCTGCTGCTCCACAGCCTGTTGTTTGGCAGCGGCATCGGATTGAAGTTTCTGTTGGGCAACCATACGGTCATATGCCATTTGCTTGTAAGTGCCTTCCAGGTCGGAGGTGCCCAGCCGCAAAGCGGCGTTCACCACATCGGCAACATTAAAGTCAGAATACTTGGACTGGAGACGCGCAATTTCACGCTCCACTTCCTGCTGAGACTTATAGTCCTCAAACTGGGCAATTCTGGATTCCATCTCGCGCAGTTTGCGCTCGGCAGGGTCAAGAGACTCGGTATCCTCAACCTCAGCCGCCATCGCCCGTGCCTCGGCCCGTGAGATGCCATAATGCCTAGAGAGTAGGTCAATAGTGGCCTCTGGGTCACGTTCCAAAGCCGCCTGAATAGCCTCAGCAAACTGAACTTGTTCACGTTGCTGGGCCAGTTCTTGCGTTTTACGTGTGTAATCTGCTTGACGCTGATAGCCAGAAATTGCTTCAGAAAGCGGAACCCTAAGTTCCTCCCCATCCACCTTAACGGGCACAACATAACTGCTGTACTCGTCAACATTCAGAGTGGGGGTTTCTGATACTGACTGCTCCGCACTAGAGGTAACGGTTGCACCAACATTGGTGTCCACGCTAGACGGTGTTGCGATTTCCTCGCTCATATATTTTTTTCTCCAGAGTCCTAAGATGGGTTGCTCTACCCATATGGACTACTGTTCCCTACAGGGTCGGGGGAACCATGCTTTCACCCATTTCGGGCGGCAAACCAGCCATATCCAAAGGCATATCAGGCGGCAAAGGCATCGGGCCACCCTCGGGCGGCATCCCGCCCTGCGGGGGCATACCATCCATCTCGGGAGCAGCAGGCGGCGACACAATGAACTGCTCGGGGTTCTTCACCCCGAAGCCAGTCTGAAGAACATATGCGGCCAACTTCTGCATGTCCACAACCCCAGCCCCAGCAAACGGTGCCATAGCGTCCACAATCTGGAGAGCGGTCTGTCGTCGGAACGACTCGTTGATGGGCTGGGTTGAACCGCCCACCACCTCGAAGTCAAAGTCGCCAGCAATATAGTCGCGGTCATATTGAACCCAAACAGGCTGACCATTTTTTGCGGTAATGCGAGCAACCTGTTCGCCAGTCATGTACTGTTGGGCCAACGCCAGCAGGCGGCGGCCCACCTCACCAATAGACAACTCAATCGTCGCCAACTTGTCCGCAGTACGCGCATTAGACGCATCTTGGATAAGAGCCATCTCGGTAGCCGTACGGCGAATCTCAGAAACCGAGCCGCGCTGGAACTCGGACACACCCGACACGCGGTCAATGTCCGAAATAATCAGGCTGGACTGATTATAGAAATCGGGCGGGTTAATAACCGCAGGCATCGGCACCACGACATTTGCCAGCGACTCATCTGAAATAACTGGAACCATCACGTTGTCGTCGTCCGACTCCAACGCAGTGCGCCCCAACTGGTCAAACGCTGACTCCTTGTATAGCCACTTGCGGGCAAACCGCTTGCGGTGATTCATCATCTGGGTACGAGTCTGGTTCAATTCCTTCTGGAGCGGCTCGATACTTTCCAGTTCGCCCAACGGATAAAAATGCTCAGGAATCTCGTAGTTGGGGATAAACACAAACGGCTGACCGAACGAATATGGCATCCGCATTGGCTTAACCAGGAACTGGTCGGAGCCATCAGCAAACACGCACATTGTGCGCTTGGTCAAATCGTAGAACTCCCAAATTTCTGCGTAACCAGCGTCCTTGTCATGAATCTTTTTTACTGACGGGTCATCACTGTAGCGACCGACTGCCATGACGGACACGTTTTCACGTGCCGACTTGTTGTATCGCTTGTCGGCGCGAACCTCGGCCAACGGGCGACGGATGCGTTGGGCAATCCAACGCATATCGCTCGGGGCAGTTGCATCTGGGTCAACAAAAACATCAAACGGAGACACCCGCTCCGCAAACGGAGCGTCCTCCAAAATCACCGTATTGGCGACACCCTCGCCACCCTCGATTGGGTCTGACGGGTCATCGGCTTCCTCAATGACTTCTTCCTCAACAAACCTGTAGCCGACCTTAATCCAGCCATGCCCAAAAATCAGCATGTCCTTAATTGATTTGCGGAACTCTTTCTGGATGCGGCGGGTACGCCACCAATAGTTCACCACAGCCTCAGCAATAATCGCCTGCGGAGCATCCTCAGGCTTGGTGGCGTTAACGGTAATCTTCGGATAGTTGACCGAAGTTGCTGGTGCCAACACGTTAATTGTGGCAAACGCCATATTAATCAGCAGGCGGTCATCCTCGGAATATGTCTCGTAATGGCGGCCACGATAAAGGTCGTTCAGCCGTCGCCACGTCTGGTCGTAGCCTTCTTCTTTGCGCCACCGCTTGGACGAGTCCAGCCGCTTGCGGTAGTGCCCCAGGATTTCGCTCAGTGATTTACGTGCCACTTATTTGCCTCGTCCTTTATGCCATCCGATGTGTTCATCCAGTTTGGTGGACACATTATCAACTTTTTCCGCAACCATATGAATTAACGCACGGCCCTCGCCGTGCTGCTCAGCGTTTTCTTTCCTGAGTTTATGAAGAAGAACCACCACTGGCCCAGTAATAATTGCGACGACAACTGGGACAATGACTTCGGTGGCCATAAATTACACCCAGCGCGTCCCGACAGGCTCAGGGTTATAGCCGTTAATTTTTGCGTCGGAAATAATCTTGTCTTGGCGTTCCTTGATGGTCGGCCCGTGGAACTCCTCTTTGCCCATAGTAAAACCCAGGCGAATAGTTTTTACGTGGCAGCCAAAGCAGATTGCCCCACGACGGGGCAATTCATTATCCTGAAAAGTTTTGCTGCACTGTTCACAAACGAAATCCATACAAATATGCCCTTATTGTTCCCAACTAGCGTCCCATTCGGGAACGAATATTGTAAGAACCAATCGGAATCCGCTCAACTCCATCGTTTCCATGCAAAAACTGCTCCCACCAAGCCAAACTATTCTTCGGAATCGGGGCAGACCCCCTATATTCGGGCAGCCACACATACTTCAACATCTGGTTCGCAATAGCCAAACTAATGGTGCGGTCATCATGCGGCGACCCACCCATCTTCCCGTTCGCCTTACGCACAAACGTTTTAAGTTCCGCAATCGTACGGTCACAATACACCTGAAGGTCATCCGTCCTAAGGGCAGCCGACAGTTCGTCAATCATCAACGGCTTCGAGGACACGCTGGTACGCCAACCCAACATCTCAGTCGCCTCAGGCCGCACATGCCCCAGCCTGCGCTGACGATACAAATTCTTGTAGCCAATCCGCTGAGCCGCCTTCAAAGCGGTCAAACCGTGGTTGTTATTCTCAATACCAACCAGCGCACCGTTGTACCACCAACCCATATGGGCCATCAACTCACCAAACAAATCAGGCTCAATATGCCCATGCCAATGAGCAGCCACATAACCCTTCGAGGCATTGATTATGTGTGCAGAACTATAGTCGCCGTGAGCCAATCCCTCGGCAACGTCAGCACCCACCACATACACACACTCAGGGTCGGGAAACTCCCACACCGACAACTCGCCATCGGCAGTAGGACGGAACTCTGAAACGTTATTCTCATACACGTGCAGAAACCCGCG